TCAAGTGGGACATCATTAGCTAAATACGTGTTAGCTTCGATAACAGGTTGAACACTGAACCACTCAGTAATGTAGAACTTAATCACTGCATCATTAGCAGGAGCAGTTCCAAAGACAATAGTTGTATCGTTAGTGAAACTAAAGTTTGTCTCATTGACACCGTTAACACTCACCTTTACATCAGACCTATCTACATAGTTTAGATCACGTCGATTAAACGTAAAGGTAGTAGTAGAACCATCACCAGTAAACTCAACCTCATAAGGTAGTCTACCAGTCTGCTGTAGTTTAAAGCTCATCATACCAGACAAACCAACTGCAAACTTCATACGTGCAATAGTAAGATTAGCTGTGAAATCAGCAACCCTAGGATCCTCTCTAAAGTAAGTCCTAGGCAGTTCCACATCGAAGTTATACTTAAAGCCTACAATAACATCTGAAGCAACACTAGTCAGATCCTTATAAGGTACAATGAAATAAGGACCAGTACCATCACTATCCCGTTCAGGTGTAAGAGTAAAACCAGACTCAACAAATGATCCTGAACTGGTATTACCTTTGATAACAATAATAGGTGTCAAAGCAGCTACATCATTATAAGGTAGGTAGCACTTAGAGAGCTTGTTAACTGAATCGTAGACAACACTAGAAGCAGTTGCATACAAGTCAATACAAGGGTTAACTTTTTCACCTTGGTTATTAACAATAATAGCTTGCTCAGGACTTTGACTAAGGGCAGCTTTAGACAGGACAAACTGATTACCCTGCTTAGTAACTGCATACATATCATCAGAGTTAGTCTCGATAAATTGTACGGTACCAGGCATAAGCCAGCTAACCCAAGATTCCATCAGGTTCTCCTTACCATCGTTATAATAACGGAAGATAAAGATCTCATTTAACCCTTGACCACTCATGGCAATCATAGAGTTCTGAGGACTAGAGATCAAATGGTCAACGTTAGGTGAGATCCACTCTTTAACTACTCTAGATATATCAAGGATTTGAGGGTTCTCTTGTGAGCCCTTAGTAACCATACTAAACACACGTGAATAACCAGGTGTCTTAGTGATGAAGTTAATGTTTGTACCTACGTCAACAGGCGGAATCTTACGATCTACCTCATAGTTAGACAATGCTCGAATAGTTGCAAGCGAAGGTGTAAGCACACCAGCATCAGCAAACAAGACAAACTGTTGATTCTCAGAGAAAAGGATTACACCCTGAGCAGTAGGTAGAGCAGCATGTAGGGAGGTAGGTCTGATGGATGAACAACTAATGTCAATAGGATCAGACTCAATGGTTGTTTGAGCTGATTTAAAGTAGAAGTTATAGAAGTCACCAGACTGACTCATAATCACATTATCTTGTGACAAGAAGCCTAGTCGGTTATTATGGAAGAATCCAGCAGTGATCTTACTGTCGTAGAAACTAGGATGAGGATTAGTTTCATCATCACCTACCAATCTATCTTCATAACTAATCTTCTGGAAGATAAAAGTATCTACTGCAGTGTTAACTAGTTCATGAGGTAGGGTTGAATTATCAAGACCAGGAGATACATCAGGTGCTCTAGTCTCTTCCCAATAACCTTCACCAGACACACCATCATGAGCTACAAACTTAGCCCAATAGGTATCAGCATCAGAATCAGTGTTAACGATCTTTACAAGGCGATCCTGTACCGATTTAATCGGAAGTCCAGAAACACTAGCTACTTCATCCTCAACAACTGTCATACCTTTGTTATCAAGACCACCTTCAGCATGTACATCCATGTCAATGGTGCTGACAATCTCCAAGCTATTGCTGAGTCTAGTTACAACCAATTGAGCATGATCCCCAGTCATTGCATTGATCTGAGTCTCTAACTGAGTTAGAACGGTAGTCGCATCAGCAGAGCTAGGGGTTGTATATGTAGCAGTTTTGGTGACTGAGTTGATGGTAATCTCAACTGTGTAAGTAGTACTAGAAGCGATATACTGAATCTCTACAGAAGCTACTCTATGGGGATTAAAGGTGGGTACAGCTTGCTGAGCTACTGTAACACTTTGGTTGATGACGATGGACGTATCTTGTACGGTGATGATCTTATAGTCATCCTTAGTACCACTTAGATACGCTTGAGCACCTGTACCATATGTAACAGTACAAACGTTACCACTTACTGCATTCCAAATATAAATATTGGAACCTTTAATGGCACCTACGTATTCTTCATCATCATCACGTTTAATATAGAACCACTTAGCAGCATCATAAGTAGTTCCTGTTCCAAGGTTAACAATATGCTTGAAACCAGGTCTTTTAGTTAAACCATATGTAGCATCAGGAAAGCCGTTGTAGCACTCACGGACTTGCCCTGGCAACATTTTATCATCTGATTGTTTTGATACGCCACCAAGGTAGCTATTAATCCGTTGAGTAACTGCAGCCATTTATCGGAAAAGTGCGTTGTAAGGTTTATAGCTGTTGTAAGTATTAGTCTTACCAGGATGACCGAAGTAAGTATAGTCACCTTGATTACACTCATACTCCAGTGCCATTGCTCTGGTAAAAGCTTCTTTCTGCTGTAGAATAGCGTATTGGCTATTATCACCTACAATACGGCTAGACACAATAGAAGCAGCTCTAGCAGTAATGAAATCAGCAATAGGTGTGGGGAGATCAACCCAGTCAAACAACCAGGTAATATCACACTCTACTTTCTCAGTAAACGTATAGGTATGATTAGCTTTATCATAAAGCTTACCACTACGTCTGATAACATCTTTATCCATGTTAGCTGCATTATGACTAAGGTCAACCTGTAGCATGTTACTAGGAATAAGAATTTGATTATTATTATCAGGAGTTAATTCATAGTTATACTCCTTATTAAATGACCACCCTTCAGCCTGTACTTCCCTAGAGACTTCCAGTAAAGTCTGATAGGCAATCGCAACGTCCGGGTTGGTTTGATCTAGGGTAGTTACAGGAGCTTGCCCACATGATTGCAAGATTTGATTTACAGCAGGTAATTCCTGTTGTGCATTAGTGGTAGGAAAAGCCATTGATTATCATTCTCAATAAAGAATTATAAAAAAAAGGAGCCCCCGAAGAGGCTCCCGTAGATGATATTAAAATCAGAAAGCAGAAGGTGCAGTGCTGGTAACGTGCAGTTCCACAGCAGCAGCAGGGTTCAGGTAGTCACAGCCACAAGCCAGACGACCCAGCATCACATCACCTTGGTAGATGACGGACACATCGCCGCTGGTAACTTGCACCTGAGGACCAATAGCTTCCACCATACCGGCTGCTTCCTTCTGGAAGATCAGACCGCAGGAGGTAGAGCCGAACTCAGCAGCAGTACCGTAATCGTTGTTGATACCAGTCTGAGCGCCAGAAGCATCTTCCAGAGCCACACCCACGAAATCACCAGTGTTACCAGGATCAACCACACCAGTGGTACCACCGTACTTAGTACCGTAGTTACCCAGGAAGGGGATGTTCATGGACTTGTAGATCTTGATACCAGCGATCTCGATGATGCCATTACCGCCTTGCAGAGCAGTACCTTGGACATCACGGTTCACCAGACCATTAGTACCTACAGCTTGGATCAGCGAGTAGTACTGACGGGGGTTCAGAACAGCCACACGACCGTCCATCGACACACCCTTCTCATCCAGAGCAGCAGCTGCATCATAGAAAGCAGAGACAAGCTTAGTGGAATCATAAGCATCAGCTTCAGAGCCAGCACCAGTACCGACTTGAATCTGAGTACCACCGGGCTCTTCGTAGTTAGTAGCACTCACAGGGCTAGCCTGACGAGCACCACGTGCAATAGCACGGAAGGCAAGGCGGTCATACTTCTCAGCCAAAGCATAGCCGATCTTACGGCTTATCTCCGAGCGCAAATCGTAGTGAGCAAGAACTTCATCAAGCTCATACACGAAGGCAGAGCTGATCAGCAGGTCATCACAGGTGATGGTCTTCTCAGCCACCGGGGGTGCGCCATTGCTATCACCCAGGATGCTGTTACCAGGAGTATGGAACTCGGACTTGGTGCGACCCGTGAAGATGAACTGCAGAGACTTGCCGTTCTTCAGGGTACGCTTCATGATCAGGTCACGAGCGATCGTGTTGTTCTGGAAGCCTTTGAACATCTCACCGCTAAACAGCTTGAGATACAGGGCACGGGTATCACCCGCCAGATTAGCCTG